CTTGTCAATTAACAGATGGTTCAGAATATGAAGGAGGTGAATTAGAGTTTGACTTGAGAGACTATGATCCTAATATGAGAGATGAATCTAAACATGTAAAACAGGTAAAACAAATACTTCCTAAAGGTTCTATTGTTGTATTTCCTAGTTTTATATGGCATAGAGTAAAACCAGTAACGAAAGGAGTAAGATATTCATTGGTGATGTGGAGCCTTGGATATCCATTTAAATAATATGGAAGTAATAGAATATTTTAAAACGCCTATTTGGTATGAATATAAACCTGAGTTTGTCAAATCTTTAAATAAAGCTTCAAATAAATATATTAAAGATGCTATGAAAAGACATAAAGATTATATTAAAAAATATGGTGATTTTGGAATGTCTCATCACTCAACGTCTTTAATAAACGACAGTAAATTTATGGATATTAGAAATTATGTAGGAAACCAAGCGTGGAATTTTTTAGATAAACAAGGATGTAATATGCAGTTTTATTCCTTGATATTTAGTGAAATGTGGGTGCAAGAGTTTGCT